CGTTGGCTCACGTCAGTAGCATCCGCTCTCAGCTCTCATTTCCCCCATGACAGCTAATCCGCGCGGTCGTGGCCGTAAGGCCCCCTCTACCCGCAGCGCGCAATGGCGCGCCGCGGATGCCGGTACCACTACCGATGCCGTCGTGCGCGACGATGCCCCTACTCCTGTTAGGGATGTGCGGCCAAAGGCCGCGGGGGGCAGTACCCTTGGGGATCTGCCGTTTCCTAAGCGTGGCGAATACTTCGCAGCTGGGATTCATAACCCGTTTAAGTTGCAAGAGGGGGAACGACCACTCAATCTTGAGGACGGTCGTCTTGACAACTTTGACGGAAGGTGGTTTGGCACGTTGGACAGGTTCAATATTCGAGTCGCTGGAAATCGGCTCTTTGTTCCTGGATACGGTGTCTTTACGTTGCCGGCAGCCTTGCATGACTACCGGCGCGTACCACTCTCTCATCTTCTTCAAGAGCATTTCGGCTTCGTAAAGCAGCCCACTAAGGGTGATTACGATCGTCGGATTGCTAAGAGTCGTGCCAAGCGGTTGGCTCGGATAGTGGCGCAGCATGAAGAGACTGTCTTCGGCCACGCCATACCCGAGAATTGGGACGACGAAGAGGTTGAGGAAGTGGCGACGGAGCGCCAAACCATAGCGCTGGCGATGGAAGCCCCACCATTGCCGGCGCACCCTGCCTCGATGCTTTGTGAGATCGGGTTTAACGCACCCCCTATCGCAATGCAGGCGGAGGTCTCGAACTCCACCGGGCTTGACTTGGAGACTGAGGCTTTGTACCATTTGTCTCGGTTGGGCAACCCCACTAACCCTCTGCATGTGGAGGAAGGTTATTTGGTGGTCGATGTGGGTTCGAGTTTGGGGACGGCTCGTCATATCAATAGGCATGACCCTTTTGTATTTGGAGGCATTATGCATGTTCATTGTTGTTCGCCAGTTACGACCAACAATGACATAATTAATGACTCCAAGATACCACGTAGGCATCGACTTGGTATCGATGTCTTCGGCACCGAGAATCCGGACGTCACGGTTTGTAGGTGCAAGGTTAGTGAGTGTCGCTGTCTCGAGGAAATGGGCTTTGAAGGTGCAAGGGCATATTTGTCCCGCCAATCAGCCTATTACTTGGGAGGCGACGACTTCGCCGCTATGCTTGGTAAGCGTTTGATGATCATAGCCGACCTTCACTTTGGTGAAGGCGGCCAGATCAATAATTACCACTGGCGGCGATCCGAAGGTATGATAGAGGCGTGGCCCGCGCATGGACGCGGTGGGCGTTACCGGCACCGGGATATAACTAGCTACCTCATGAACGGTTACTGGCCGTTCGAAGGCATTTCCCAGGGCCGGCACGTGCGTGGTGCTGCGGTGGGTCAGCTTGTTCGTCGCGATGGCGACGTCGGGCTGTTTGAGTTCATTGTGACCGACGCTCCTTTTGAACCACTCTTGTTGCCGGCTGCTCGAGAGGCATCTTCGGATGTATTTCTCGCGGACAACACTGTTTGTGGGTTGGAAGTGGAGAATCGATTGCACGCTACGCCGGGAGGGTCGGTTGAACCCTCGCCGGCTAGTGGAGTTGGGGGGGGCTTGGGAACGCCGGCGCCTAGTAGAGCGCCCATGGCGCTGCCCCCGCCTGTGGTGCAGGCGACGGTATTTCCGGTTGCCGTCGCTCCCCCCCCGCTAATGAACCCACCACCCAATACTGCGCCGGTCGCGGCTGTAAACGACCCGATTAAACGCGACTCATATGAAGGACTTGTGGTGCGTCAGGCCCACACGGTCGTTCATGGTCGATCGGGCCGTAAGGAACGTACGGTGGCCCGTATGGCGGCATTGCGCGTCATACGTGGGGCTTACCCTAACGTTTCAGCCGCGGCTGTCACTCGCGACTTGGACACCCGTATCAAAGAAGCGTTTCGAGCCAGTGTGGGGCTCGTTCGAACGGAAAGGGATGAAGACGCGACCGCTGAAGGGCTACGTTTAGCCTTCGAAGGTCTGCCCATGCCTGCGTACCCTCACTTCCCTGGATTTTCAGTCCTGGGTAGCGCCGCTTTGTTCGGCGTGTCGTCAGCTGCTTTAGCTGTGCGACGTGAGAGTCCACAGGCTGTGATCGCGAAAGCAATTGGTTTTAGTGCCACTTGTTACGTGGTCGCACGTAGTGTTAGCCGCGCTATTGGTTTATTCGCGGAACATTACGATGTGCCAGTTTTGTCATCCTTTGCGTTCGGTAGACGTCAGGCCGATTGGTGGCAGACGCTGCGCGCTTACCGAGAGGCGGGTGGTTCCTTAAATGCGTAGGGCCGTGAGGCCGTGAGCGTTGCTGCTCATGAGATTAGTATACCCCTAACCGAGTCAGGTTTGCTAGATTCGCGACGTGCTTATGAACTCGAGCTCATGCCGGGCCTGAATACTTTTTCAGGTCGGTTTGAGACAGTCTGCGTGGGTTTCGGTGACGAATCGAAACTCGGCGCGGCCGAGATCATAGTTGGACCGCCGCGACGTTGCACCAGACCCGGGGAGGTCGGCCCTGAACTTTTCGGATTGACTGCCGGATTTTGTACTGCCGTGCGCCGTTGCATGTGTGGAGCACACAATGCACTTTGCACGCGTCATGGCACTATTCAGCCGCCTGTTACCACTCGTTTTGAGCAATTCTACAAATTCCTCGATGACATCGGTTTTGATGTTCGTCTTGAGTATGAATTTTTGTATGAACATTACGAGGCGAACTGGATCTTCAAATGGGACCGTGGGAAGCGTTGTGCTATCCAACGGGACCAGGATGAGCGTTCTAGTTTGCCAGGTGAAGTGGCGTCATTCGTGAAGTTCGAGCTTTATACTAAAATCATGGAGAAAGCGCGACTCATCCAAGCTAATAAGAACTATGTCTCACAGGCGGCTGCGGGACCGGAGTGTACTGCCCTGCAGAAGGCGTACACTAAGGTCCTTCGGCGCCGCCGTGAAGGCCCTGACATTCGCGTCACTTTCGCGTCCGGCCTCAACTCATTGGAGTTGGGACATTGGATGGAGGAAGTTTTGGCGGATCGTCCAGGCTGTAGTTTTTATGAGCGCGACGGTAAGAGTTGGGACGCTACTATGCAGCGCCCCCACCACGACCTCAAGATGTACGCCTACCGTTTTGCCACTGATCTGTTCCGTGGCATTATCGAGTCGGGGTACGATGTCGTCGGCCATGTTGATATGGGCCGTGGTCGTGCCGAGCCGAGCTATATGAAATATAGGTTGGTTGGCACCACCAAGTCCGGTCACAATGATACCACGTTGGGTAACTCCATAATCAATGCGGGCATTGCCTATGAGGTTATGTTCCGGTTGGGTCTGAGAGGTGATATCATTGTGGCTGGCGACGACTTGCTTGTAGCCGTGGATGGAGATTTTGATGCGGACCAGTTTGCAGCTTGTGAGCGCGAGTTCGGGATAATACCTGAGTATCGCAAGTTCACCACTTACAAGTCGGTTAGTTTTATATCCGGCCTGTGGGTGCCGCAAGATGGCGAGGGGCGGTTGGTTTTTATACCTAAGCCTGGTCGCCAATTTGCTAAGTTGTTTTGGTCACTCAAAAGATTAACTCCCCGTCAAGTGGATGATTACGTCCATAGCATCGCTGTGTGCCTCACCCCAGTTTGTGGTGGTCTGCCGGTTTTGGGGACGTTCATAGCGGCACACGACAGGAAAGGTAGTATAGTCCCTTTGGAGGGTAAGTACTACCTACACCGTGGTGTGTCGCCTATTGAATATGAACCGGTGACTATACTCGAATATTTTTGTGAACGCTATCAAACCTCACCCGCAGAAATATCCGAATTGGAAGCATTGATTAGGGCGAATTCAGGTCGCGTGGGTATACTGGTCCATCCACTTTTTCAGAGGATGGTTCAGGTTGACACATGCGACATAGAAGAGCGTGAGGATCAGCTTTGAGACTTCCGGCGGGCTCTTTACCAATACGCCGGGCTACGAAATTGCGCAGGAGTGATTTTCGTAGTTTTTCCCCTTTTTAACCTTTACACGTATGGCTACCACTGTCGCCGGCCCCGTGTTCGAAGGTCATAGCGACTCGGATCGGCACCTTGCGGAGATTCACAAGAGGCTTGAGGGCATTGGTATGGCCCCCGCCGCTCGTGATTGGCTCCTCAAGGCTTTGCATCCCGCCGCCACGCATGAATGTCCTGGTATACCTGACCCTTACGAGGGACAGATTATCACGCCGGACTACCGCGACTCCACGGTTATCGGGCCGCCCGCCGGTGTGGTTGGCAACTGGGATTTACTGGTTGTGCAACTGCCCGGCGATGTTTGCGGTTTCGGTTATGCCGCGGGGCCGGCTGGGGTGTCGTTTACAGCGACTACCCAGCCTGCCAACACCACTGCTAACTGTACCGTTAATCAGCCAGTCGTCCCCTACGCCCTCAACCCTTTTTCGATTGTGCGTGCCAATGGTACGCCTACGGTGTCGCTGCAAACGACCCGTGTCGGACAAGTGGCTGCGGGGGCGTGGGAGTGGCGCCGTCGTTATGCGGGCATGACTGCCTACATGACGGCGAGTGCTCTTAACGATCAGGGTACTGTGTATGCATCTACGTTTGCTACACAGTATGTGCGTGGGGGGCCGGTTGACGGCCCCACGGTTGGTAGCCAGGCTAGTACGTGCGTTTCTCATGCGTACAACGTGCCCTTGGACGAGACTAGTTTGCAGCAAGTCTCGCCCAAGCCGTACGTTGCGCCGGCTCGTCATGGGGTGTATTTGCCATCCCGATTCCTTGACTTCGACATGCGGTTGGTCGAGATGATTAGGACTTCCGATGCCATGATGTGTCAGGGCATCGACTCGGCGACTACTCAGGTTTCTTTTTTGAACTCTGAGACCGCCGGGGCCATATCGACCGTCGGCATCCCGTGTCTTTCCCGTCCATTGCTTATGGAAGGGAATTTTCTTTCCGCTTGGCCGTCTTACGCTTGGGTTAATCCCGCCAATCAAACGGCGGGTACTCAACCGTTGGATTCGGGCCATTCTGGGATGACACCGGGTGTGATGATCTTCCGTGGTTTGTCCAATGCTGCCTCGATCACCGTGCGTAGTTATTATGGCCTTGAGTTAGTCCCGACTATATACTCGTCGTTCAGGCAGTTTTGTAAGCCTGCGCCTGCATATAGCGAGATCGCTCTTCGTACGTACGCTGCTGTCTCGCATGAACTGCAGTATGCGTACCCGGCTTCATATAACTCGTTTGGTGACCTGCTCGGTGTGATCCATAAGGTTGCATCGGTTTTGTATCCCCCACTACGGTCACTGGTGTCTTCGATACCAGTCGTCGGCAAGATTGCGACTGGGGTCGGTGATGCCCTTTTGGGAGCGCCGGCCATGCCGCACCTTTCCGAGGTTCAGCGGGTTAGTACGTCGGACCCACGTCCGGCGCCTAAGCCGCCGATGACCGCGCGTGTGGGATCGGTTGCGCGCATTCGCGCGCCTTGCCCCCAGTGCAGGGCTGGGGTGCCCCACAAGCATAAGTCCAGACGGTCTTCGTCCGTTGGCAGCCGTTTATCACGTTCGAGCCGCCTTTCACGACGATCGAACCGTAGATAACTCCATCTGTTTTCAAAATTAAACAGCATGGCCATTCACAG